CTATAACTGCTAATACAATGTATTACGGCACTGGAAGTTTTGCCAGTAGCAATACAGCTTTCTACGTTGGTAAAAATTCTGGTGGACAAGCTAACTTTTCTTTGGGCAATAAACTAAGTTGGGATGGATCAACTTTGTCTATAGATGGTAGCGTCACTATTGGTGGGACAACTGGCAGTAGTTTTATAGTTGGTGGAGATGTAAATGAAAATGTTACTAATATTACTGGTAACGTTATCACAACTGGAAGGGTTCAATCTTCAAGCGGTTCTTCTTATCTTGATATAGATGATGGAACTTTTGAGTTGGGCGATAAACTTACATGGAATGGAACTACCCTCGCTATTAGCGGAGAAGTGACTGCTAATAGTGGAAGAATAGCTGGGATGCTTTTAGAGAGCGCAAAGATAAGCAAGGATTGGACTTGGGGAGGAAGTTCGGAAGATGAGTCGAGTGCTTCTGGTTTAGAAATATATAATAATGGTGTAGTAAACTTTACTCAAGTAAATACTCCTACAGTTGGAGCTCTTGGTGGAGCAATTCTAAGTTTTGGTAACTTGATAAAAGTAGTTAACTATTCTGGAGCATCAAATCCAGTGGGCACTCTTTCAGTAAAAAATATTAGATATTCAAGTAGTGATCCAGCAGTTACAAACCCATCAAATTTAAAAGCTGGAGATATATGGCTGTCTTAGGGTAAATATGGTTGTACAAATAAGAAATAACTCAGACGATGGTTGGCAAAGCGCTAAAACTATAAAAATAAGAAACAACGCTAATAATGGTTGGCATACTGTTAATACTGGAAAAATTTGGACAGGCTCTGGTTGGAATACATTTTATACTAGATTAAATAAAGTTACGCCTTCTGTTTCCTCAACAGAAACTATAACTTATTCGGAAATAAGATTTTTAGTAACCCAAGGAAATGAAGCACAATATGCAGATTTTCCAGCGACAGTAGAAGCATTAATAACTAAGCCTGGAACAGTAGAGTATTCACAAATTCGAACTGACAGAATTGCCGAATTTGCAGTCACTGGTTTGTCACAAAACCAAATAGTTACAATGAAATACCGTTTAAATTATGGGGATAATGAATATTTTCCAGAAGACCAGAGTTATTTAACTACAAATAAAACCACAACTGTGATCACAAAAGTTTCACCGACGATTACATTTGTTGGTTCTTCTGGTTACACAGGTCTGACATTTCAGGTGGATGGTGGAAACGCCAACAGTGTTTCATATCAACTTCAAACTACTGCCGGAGTAGATGAAGCAGGAAAGTCTGGCACTATAACTGCCGCAAATTATAATAGTGATTTCACCATTAGTGGGCTTGGTGCTGGTACCGTACACAGATTAAGGGCATACGGTAATTACACATCCAATTTTGACCCAGACGAAACCAGCAGTTCAACCTTGAGCGGCACCGCAAACGTCGATATACAAAATGCTGTTCCTCCAACTATTACATTTGTATCAAGTACCACATCTGCGATTACTTGGACGATAAACCTACATGGTGCTGACTCCGGAACATATAGCGTAGTCAGCATTACTGGTGGCAACAATGTTGTCAATAACGCTGCGGCACCGGCCAACGGAAACATAACGGCAAGCGGCCTTTATGCTGATGAAAGTTACAGATGTGAAGTTACTGCTTTTTGGAGCAACGCCAACGTTGACCAAACCACTGCAACAAGAACAAACTCCACGGATGACTTTGGAGCCATAACAAATCCAAGTATTGCTATAAACTCCGGAGCGACAAATGCTGGCAGGTCTGTTGCGGAACTAATGTTTACACTAAGTGGGGGAAATGGTGTTGGTTCTATTTACCACCTTGATAACATCAACGGTCAGGTAGCATCCGGAAGCACGACTGGAAGTTCTGTAAACGTAGGCGGCTTAGACCACAATACCGCTTACACATTATATGTTCAAAAATATGACAACCGTTACCGCAGTACTAGATACTCTGGGTCGTATAACAGCGCAGGCAACACAACCCGCCCAGCATCAAGTCCATCAAGTTATGGTCTTGGTGGTCAGACAATGACAAACACTTCTGGGTCTTCAACGCTTCTTGCTAGGTTTTCTGGCTATGGCACCGGATTGCCGGACGGCGCAAGACGTTATTACTACCGCGCTACTAGCAGCGCTGGTGCTGGAGCAACATTTGTTTCTTCTGCCGTTGTAACCAATCCAACCACTTCCGTGAGCGTCACTGTTACCCGCATTTTTTACTATCAAGCAAGATGGGAGCAGACCTACGAGAGCATCATTACGGGAACCGCTAAGGCTTTTGGGTCAAACTCAACGTGCGGAGTCGCTATGCTTGTTTGTTCGAGTAGTAGCGGATTACCGGCGTATTTGTTGGCAACCAACCTGGTTTAGGTGTATAATAGAAACATGGATGAAAATAGACTTATTTTTCTTGCTAAAAACTTTTTGGCTTTTTTAAAACACGTACAAACTCCTTCAGAAAAGTATAAAGCGGTGATTTCGGGAGTTGAAACAATTGAAGAGGACGGCGTCACAAGGGACGTTCCGCTGGATGGAACCGTATGGATATTCAACTATGCAAAAAACGACCTGGATAATGCCCTATTTCTAATTAACCAAATTGACCTACTGGCTGAATCTGGTTTAAGTCTGGTTACTCTTTTGGAGCAGGAAATTTTAAGGCTTGAAAGCCAGCCCGAGGCATAAAAAATTGCAAACCTTTATAGACCAAGAACTCGAAAAGTTAGATGGTGTGGTATAATAAGAAAATGTCTAGAATAAGCAAGCAAGAAGAACAGGAAACTGCTATAATGGAAACTTCTCAATCAGATATTAATGATTCTAATTTAGATGTTAATTTAATTATAGCTGTTTTTCAAGAAAAACTTAGTAATTTAATGACTGATTTAGTTATAAAAGAAGCAACAATTAAACAACAAGCAAATATTATCCAACGATTAAAAGGACGAATTTAAGATGAGTGATGTAGTAGAAACAGTCGAAGAAAAAAAAGATTTCTCAATAGAGATAAAAATTAGTGAAATGAACCTTTCTTATAGAAGCGATTTTGCAGAAGCTGAAACAGTTTTCTGGATTGAAGCTGTAAAAGATCTAATTATTAAGAATGCTTTCAATAAAGCTGGCCTAGAACAAAGCAGTTAAGTTATAAAAATATGATCTAATAAGTACTATTGTATCAGATCAACACGGGAGCTTCGGATGCCACTTTTAGATTACCTGCCATTTCGCCAAATAGACGCCATTAGTAATGGTGATTTTGTCGCAAAAACAATTGACCCAGAAGATGTCGGGCCACTTGGCAAGGTAATGAAGGTAGCATCCCTAGCTCTAGGCTATCATGGTTCAGTTTATTGGTATAATACAAGAGCCACCTTTGAGCCATCACCATATGATTTTGATAGGATTATGCAAGCGGTTGATACCGATTCTTATATTCGCCAAGCAATGAACAAATATAAAGAATTGTTTTGGAAAGAAAATTGGCAGATAGTTGGAGAAAATCCAGAAGCTGTAGCTTACTTATATCAAAGAATAGATTTCTTGGAAATGACCATGAAAAGACCATTCCTTGATTTCCTAATTGAAGTTTCTGATCAACTTTTTAAATTTGCAAACGTTTTTATTGTAAAAGCTAGAGGTGATATATCTGAATATTTTCCAGATAAATTAACTCCAGTTTCAGCTGATCAAACAATAATAGGATATTATCTAATCCCAACAGAACAAGTCAGAATTTTAAGAGATAAATTTAATAGACCTCAATCATATCAGCAGAGAACAGACCCGCTAACATATTCTCCATCAATAAAAACTCCGGTGTGGACAGCAGATAAAGTTCTTCACATAAGTTTTGATAAAAAAGCCGGTCGTGCTTTTGGTACGCCATTCTTGACAAATGTTTTAGATGACGTTATTGCTTTAAGGCAATTAGAGGAAGATATTCAAAACCTTGTTCACAGAGAATTGTTTCCGCTTTACAAATATAAGATTGGTACAGCTGAACAACCAGCAGAGCCAGAAGAGATATCTCGCGCCGCGATAGAAATAGAAAACCTTAGAACAGAAGGCGGATTAATTCTTCCGTACCGACATGATATCGAAGTTGTTGCTGCCGGCAACCAGATTCTTGATGCCTCACCTTATATAGCACACTTCAAAGAAAGAGTTGCAGTTGGACTAGGATTAGCCCCTCATCACCTTGGTATGACTATGGGTGGTGGCAATAGATCTGCAACAGATAGATTAGATGTAGCTCTTTACGATAAGATAAAGCAATACCAAAAACAATTTGCTGACATGATTAGGGTCAACATATTCAATGAATTACTATTTGAGGGCGGATTTGATCCTATTAAGAATCCTATAGATACAGATATATCTGATCGTTGCTATTTTAAGTTCAATGAAATAGATGTTGATACTCAGGTTAAAAAAGAAACTCATACAATTCAAAAATATACTAATTCTGTTATATCTTTAGCGGAAACTAGAAAAGAACTTGGGCTTGATCCAGATGTTGATGAGTCCGAATTATTCGCGTCTATACAAGCTAGAGTACAAATGGACATCGCTACACATCAAGCTGATGTTCAAGCTGCAACAGCGCCAATGCAAGGTGCAACGACTAAGACTTCACCTACTGGTGGGACAACAAAGATCGCCGCTCCTAAACAGCCAAAGAGTACAAATCTACCCAATAAAACAAGAGGTGTAGGCAATATCATCAGACCAACAAATCAGCAGGGCACTAAAACTTCACCAAATATTAGAAGATCAGATTTATCTTGGTTGTCAGTAGTTGAAAATCTTTTGGAAAAGGACTATACTGTAGTCTACACAGATGAACTAACATCCGATCTTTCAAAGGACGAAAATGAGCTTAATAATTAATTCAGAAGTTTCTAAGCAATACCTCTTAGAGGAAGACGCAATTGCAGGTTTTAAAAAGGCAGTCAACAATAACCAATTGCAATTAGCTATGCGAGTACTGGTTGATATTCTAGATGTATTCGTAGAAGGTTTTGATATATTGATAAACACTGAAGAAGAATCATCAATAGAACCAGAAGAGAAAATTGTCGAAGTAGTAGCAGTACCAGAGTTAGCTGCGGAAGATAAGAAGAATGCAAGTAAAAAGACTGAAGCTAAAACTGAAGAAAAATGAAATTAATTATAGGCTGTCCAATCTACAAGAGAGATTGGATTCTTCCAGAGTGGATTAAGTGTTTAATTAATCAGTCAATTGATATGAATGATGTTGGTCTAATCTTCGAAACTTCTCCGAATGATTTTGAAACAGTTAATTCTTTAATAACTTGGAAAAAAATAGATAAAAGATTTCCTTTATTTGAGATTAACGAAAGACAAGACATAGCTCATTTTGAACACCAAAATAATGGCCGACAATGGACTATGTCTAAATATCATAATATGGTGTCACTAAGAAATTCTTTGTTAGATGCGGTAAGAAAATATCAACCAGATTTTTATTTTAGTCTAGATTCCGATATTTTGTTACAAAATCCTAATACAATAGAATTATTAATGGCTCATGTTAAAGATGGTGCTGATGCTGTTTCACCATTGATGTTTATGACACCAACTGACAATAAGTACCCTAGTGTTATGTCCTGGAAAGACCCCGAGTATGACTTGGCATATAGGAAGAGTGAATATCCTTTGGGTACATATTTCCAGTCAGACATAATAATGGCCGCAAAAATGATGTCTAAAGATGTCTACAATAATGTTAATTACGAGTTCCATAAACAGGGGGAAGATTTGGGCTGGTGTAGAGAGGCTGCCAAAAAGGGTTTTAAACTTTTTTCGGCGTCGTATATTTATGCTCCTCATATTATGTCTCCTCTCATGCATCAGCACTATTTGACAAATGGAGATATAAGAGCTAATATTAAGACTAGTAAAGTATGATAAACTATTATATATTCATATAAGATTGTTTAATCTTACAAAAACAATTTACTATATATGTGATCAGCAATAAAGGAATAAACAATGGCTTTTGATTTTATAGAAACTTTTACTATAGAGATGCCTAAATTTGCGGAATCTAATTTTAATTTTGCAGAATCATTTGATAACAAGCAGGGGCTAATAATTGAAGTCGCCGCGATCCATGAAGGCTTGACTGCAAATTACAATAATTATTCAGCTATAGAATTAGAGAAAGCTCTACAATCATGGGTCGAACCATATCCTAAGCCAATCATATTAAACCATGATATTAACTCGGAGCCAATTGGGAGAGTTATGGCTGCAAGAATGGATAAAGAAGAAGATGGTTCATCTTATGTCCGTTTGCAAATAGCAGTAACAGATCCTATCGCTGCACAAAAAATTGCCGATAAAAGATATATGACTGGTTCCGTTGGTGGAAGAGCCGGCAAAGCTGTTTGTTCAATTTCTGGTAATGATTTAGCCGCAGAAGGTGAAGGCGGAAAACCCAACATTGCCAAGTTTAAAAGAGGCAAAATCTATAAGGGTAAAATGGCTTTTGTTGATATGCAAGATATTTCGTTTAAGGAATATTCTTTTGTTAACCAGCCAGCAGATCAGAGGTCTGGAGTAAGAGGTTCTAAGTCAGTAGATGGTAAGGCTCCTGTAGCTGATTCCGAAAACTGGATAGCTAGAAGTTCTGCTTTCGTATTACACATGGATGATGATGATATTGTCTCTATTAATGAAAACGAATCAATGTTTAAGAATATGAAGAAGAAAGAATCAAGGCCTGTATATTTACAGATTAAAGGTGCTTTTTTGAGCGTAATGGCTGTTCAGGAGAGTGAAAATGTAAATAATGAAAGGGACTCATTACTATCTAATGAAGACTCTATTGAGAAAAAATATGAGGAGAATCTTAAAATGGATGATGTTGCAGTAAATGAAGACATCCTCGCCGTCGCTCAAGAGCTTAGCGAAGACCTTTCAACTATGGCCAATGCTTCTGCAAAAGAAGAAGTGGCAACTGAAGAGTCGGCAGAAGAAGTAAAACAAGATGAACAAGCACCAGTTGCTGAAGAAGTAGTAGCAGTAGTAGCACAAAACGCTATTATGGAAGCCGAAGATATGACTGTTGCGTTGGCTTTACAAAAAGTTCTCAACGATACAGTGGTATTTTACTTTGCAGCACATAGAGCGCATTGGAACATTGAGGGCGAAGACTTTAGTGAATATCATGAATTGTTTTCAAATATATACGAAGACGCAATCGGTGCAATTGATCCAATCGCAGAAAACATGAGAAAGCTTCAGGCTTTCCCTGCAACACTTACTGAATCAGTTATGAATTCATCGTTCAAAGATGATATGACAATAACTGAGGCTCTTGGTTTGGCTCAAGGTATTCTTGAAAAGAATAATGCAGTTAATGCAAGCGTGATGGCAGCATTTGCTGTAGCTAACGCAGCTAACGAACAAGGAATTGCTAATTTCCTCGC